GGGTAGAAAACTATTGGTATAATGATTAACAAAAGATTAAGTTAACAACAAGTAAATGATCGAACAAATCAAGACGTACAACGCCAAGATGAGGGGACAAGTACGCAATCGGAAACTCGAAGTTGTAATTGATTTTATTTACAAATGTACCGATTGTGGTACAATATGGAGAACTAAAGATGACACAAAAGCTCACGACTGCCAAGGCAAAGACTCCTGCGACCAAGGCACCCAAAGAAAAAAAAGAGATTAAGTCTGTTCTGAATCCAAGACAAACTACCATCAAGGCAAACAAAGCTCAGCCATTGAACGTAAAGCCAAAGACACCAACACAAGAAGAGGTCAACGACTTAGAGTGGATGAACTGGGTAGAGTACGCACAAGCAAGACTCAAATACCTAGAGAACAAACTAGCGATAGCTGACGAAACTATCAAAGCCCAAAAAGCAAATATCGACAGGCTCAACAGAAGAGTCATGCAGGGCTGATACTTTTAGGTTAAACTCCTGATCAGCATAAGACTTTCAAAGGATAGGGAATGCCTGATACAAAACAAGTAACGCCAAACCCAGTTGGTAGACCTACTAAATACAACCTAGAGATTGCTGTAGACATCTGCACCCAAATAGCAGAAGGCAACTCACTCAATAGCATTTGTAAGAAAGAAGACTTACCTACAATCAAAACAGTGTATAACTGGATGATAAAGTATCCAGATTTTTTACATATGTACGAGAAAGCGAAGGAAGATCAGGCAGATACATTAGCAGATGAGATCATGGATATTGCTGATGAAATACCTGAAAAGATCATCTTGAGGGGTGAAGGTGATAAGAGGGAAGAGGAGCGTTCAATCGATCCTAGTGGCATTCAAAGGAACAGGTTGAGGGTAGATGCTAGGAAGTGGATTGCAAGCAAGCTGAAGCCTCGTAAGTATGGTGATAGAGCCATTGTGACTGGCGAGAATGGTGAAGACATACAGATCAACATCAAGGTCCAAGCCAAAGAGCTGATGGACCAAGTTTTGCAGAACATTGAACTAAAGTCTTAATATGAGTGATGCGTTCGCATTGCTGAAGGACCCAAAGGTGAAGGAAGCCTTTGATGTCTTAGATCCAACTGACCAGATAGCTTATGCGAGAAGGCTCCAGTGGATACAGAAACAGCACAGGCATCAGAAGTTGCCACAAGGGGATTGGTGGAACTTTTGGCTCCTTTTGGCAGGTAGAGGTGCCGGGAAGACGAGGACTGCGGCAGAGCAGATCTGGTGGTGGGCATGGCAAGAACCGAACTCACGCTGGCTGTGTGCTGGACCAACTTCTGCGGACGTTCGGGGAACTATGTTTGAAGGCGAGAGCGGACTCATTGCCTGCATTCCTGAGCAAATCATTTCTGACTACAACAGGGCGTACAGCGAGATCAAGCTGATCAATGGATCGCTGATCAAGGGAGTGCCAGCGTCAGAGCCTGAGCGTTTTCGTGGAGGGCAGTATCATGGGGCGTGGTTGGATGAGTTGGCCGCATGGGACTACCTCCAAGAAGCCTACGACCAAGTCATGTTCTCAGTCCGTTTAGGTGAACGCACTAGGATCATAGCTACCACTACCCCAAGGCCCAAAGACCTCATCGTGGAGCTTGTAGGCAGGGATGGTGACGATGTGAAGGTCACCACAGCCTCTACCTACGACAACATCAAAAACTTGAGCCCATCGTTCCAAAAGCAGATTCTGCAGTACGAGGGGACAAAGCTTGGGAAACAGGAAATCTACGCTGAGATTCTGGACCCCGAGGACACTGGCATCATCAAGCGTTCTATGTTCAGGCTATGGCCTAACAGCAAGGAGTTCCCTAAGTTCGAGTTCATTGTCCAGTCTTATGACTGTGCCTATACAGATAAGACGATAAACGATCCAACAGCCTCGATAACCTTTGGTTGCTTTCGCCCTACAGATGGTCCAATGAGCGTGATGGTGATCGACTGCTGGCAAGATCGCTTACAGTATCCTGACTTGCGTCCCAAAGTTAAAGAGGAGTTTGAGGTTGTGTTTGGGGATGGCAGGGAGAAGAAGAGGGTGGACTTGATTCTGATTGAGGACAAGTCAGCAGGGATTTCCCTGATACAAGACCTTCAACGAGCACATTTGCCTGTACGGGCGTACAACCCGGGGCGTGCAGACAAGACCCAAAGGCTCAACATCGTCTCCAACATCATCGCCATGGGCAGAGTCTGGATACCTGAGAGCAGTAAGACCAAGGGCTTCGTCAAAGACTGGGCAGAGGGCATGGTCAGCCAAGTCTGTAGCTTTCCTGAGTCAGCTCATGATGACTTTGTGGATGCCATGACTCAAGCTCTGAGATATCTGAGGGATTCAGGCTGGTTAGACATTGATGGACCAGCTCCAGAGGCATGGGACATGGATGACTATGTGGACTCAGGTATGCCAAGAAACAAAGGCAACCCTTATGCTCAGTAGACCCACAGCCAAAAGGTTGGCATAATGGCAGACATCGCAGTGGGGGATAATCATGCCTGATGACAACAGTACGGGAGCATCGTTTGGTGTCTTCCCACAGATGAAGCCAACAAGATCGTTTCAAGATCCTGAGGCTTCTAAAGATATGCCAGTCCAGATGGTTCGTGGAGCTGTAAAGACTGGATTGGGTTTGCCTGCTGACCTAGTTCAGATGGCCTCAGACATATACACATCTGCACGCTCACCAAGACTAGATGAGTTGGTCACTGGCAAAAAAGCACCAGAAATTCCATTGACTTCAGATTGGTGGGAGCAGAAGCTTCCCCTGAAGGCAACCTCACCTGAAGGCAGGTTTGCAAGCACATTAGGTGAATACTCGCCATTCAACCCCTTGATGGAAGCTGTGCCTAAAGCCATTGGTAAAGGTGCTTCAATAGCTGGACAGGGCTTGAGCGAGGCTATGATGGGCCAAGGCCCTGACTGGCTTAAAGCCATGGTACCTCAACCATTGGGAATTAATGCCCCATATAGAAGGCAAGCTGGAGAGCAAGCAAGCCACTATATAGCCAGTAGCCCACAGACAAAACTGTCAGAAGCCCTTGGCAACCTCAATGTTGAGGGAAAAGGTAGACTAATTACTACACAGTCAGACAGAACAAAGGTTGGTGGTGGCAACATTGGTGGAGCTTCTTTTCCAGCCATAAGCCAAGTTGACCCTGAGTATTCTGGAAAAGTGTGGGGTGTAATGGATGAGGGTACAGCTAGTCGTTTATTAAACCTAAATGATGAGAACGCAATCTACACAACAATGCTTGGTTCTGCTGACCAACATAAATCAAATCCAGTTGTTTTTGATCAATTAAAAAGAGAATTCTTAAAAAACCTGAAGGCAGGAAAAATGAGTCCTGAGCTTGAGGACAAATTTAATAAAAACCTTCAATTGTTCTTAGGACCTGATGCAAACATCAAAGACCCACATATTTGGAAGCTTATCGATACATTTGAAAAGCGAGGCTTGGTGGCTGACCTGATAATGGGTAAAAGTCCGTTTGAACCCAAAAAGGGTGGCATTTCCATGGGTGGGGAGAAGAGTGGCAAGGGTGTTATCTTCAAGCCTTCAGATATTCTTAGAGCAGAGTCTGAGCCAAACTTGTTGCATCCAGAGCATGGTGGTGAGATACCCACATATGCCATTGGGCCAAGGATGTTTAGGTTAAGTGGGGACACGAGCTATAGGCCTGACCTGCACCCCGGCTTTCCAACACTGCTCCATGGCGAAGACTTGAACCAAAACTTTGTCCCTGTTGAGACTGAAATTGCTTTACCTGATTGGCACCAACGATTTAAAGAGCACGTTCAGGCTCAAAATAAAATCAATGAAGCAGAAGGTAAAAAGATTAGAACTGCACCTGCAGGCTACTATGATCTTGCCCTTGGCATCAAAGGTGAAGGCTTGCCTAGTCAAGACATTACTGAAAAGTATCTTACTTGGCTACAACGCCATGGAAAGAAAAAAGGTGGGTCTGTCCATATGTCTGACAATCTAGACACTCAGTGGGCTGAGACAGCTTTTGCAGGTGGAGGCAAGGTAGGACTAGCAGAAGACGCTGTAAGCCTCATTAAAAACATTATGGAAGGTCTAGGCACCAAGGAAGTCTCTAAGGCTGAGGCTGAGGCTAACAAAGCCAAATTCCTTGAGCCAAGCAAAGAAAAAAACGTAATGTATCACGGAACTTTTTCTGATTTTAATCAATTTAAACCAAGTCAAAGGGGAGCAATTTTTGTTTCACCTAAAACTGATTTTGTTAATCATTATATTGGAATGTATAAGAGCGATGAAGCAAACAAGCCACATATTATGCCAGTCCATGTAAATGTACAAAATCCATTTGATTACGAAAATCCATTACATCTATCTAACTTGTATGATGAATATGCACAAGTTAAAGGAAAACCGTTACCAGAAAAAACAAAACAACAAATATCTGAAGGTCATTGGTATGAATTGGAAAATCCAGAAGTAATGAACTTAATCAAGAGTCTTGGACACGATTCAATGTATCTGACCGAACACAATGATCAAAATGAATTGGTTAAAAATTTGGGTGTGTTTGATCCCACACAAATTAAATCAGCTATTGGTAACCAAGGCACATACGATGTAACCAACCCTGACATCACTAAGAAGCGTGGTGGCCCTGTACACATGGCAGGTGGAGGCGAGTTTGGTGCAATCAAGTCTATGCTGGCAGAAGCTCCTGAGTTAGCCCATACCATTCGTGGATTGTTTACCAAAGAAGCTCCAGATCTCAATGACTTGATTGAAAAGATCAAAACATCTGATCGTCAGCCAGTGATACCTATGCCTAATCGTTGGTTCACCAATCCTGAGGAAAACCCACAAGTACAGACTTTGGTTGAAAAAGTCTTGAATGCTAATAACATGAAGCGTGAGGACTTTCACTCTGGTGCCTTCATAGATCCTAAGACTGGACTCATACTAGACAATCAAATCCACAAAGATGTGGGTGTTGCCATTGATCCACTCACCAATAGACCCATCATGACAACTGGTGGAGTCACTGGCATGGAGTCTTTGCCTAAGGGTCAGGGATCGTTTACCAACTCTAACTTGCTCAAGCAAGGAAAGTACAAGCCAGTTGGTGGTGACTCAATCCTCAATGACCTTGGATTCATCGCAACAGTTGACAAGGCAGGTATGGGCCATGCGTATGGTTTAGGAACTGATTACGCCTCACCTGTTCTATTGAACAACCTTGGAACAGGTTCTAACCCTACTTTGCGTCCCAGAAGCGTTGGTGACGTATTTGGTATTGGTGACGTTGTTGGTCAAATGCAGATCAACAGGAATGGTCCAGTGCACGATGTATATGAAAAGCTATTAGTTGCACCCAAAGGTTCTGACGTTCAGGGTGTAAAACTCAGCAAGAAAAAAGGTGGAAAAGTGACTAAACACATCATTGATGGTCATGAAGTCCACGTTCACGAGAGGATGTTGTAATGCCTAAAGTTAAACCATTATTCTCAGCTCTTGAACAGGCTGTAGAGTCATTAAATAGAAATAAAGGGACAGGGCAAGCATTCATCAATGACTTGCTCAAAAACCCTGCTGTAAAGCCTGCAGAGCTTGCTGACCGTGGAATAGATACTACCTTGAAGGCTATGCCTCAGGTAGACAAACCAACCCTCAAGAAGATTGTTCAGAGTAAGCCAGCACCTCAGATCAAGCAAAAGACCTTGGGTGCACCTGATTACAGGGACTTAGATAAGCAAGAGCACTCTTATCTATCTTCTCTTGAAGATCATTTTGATCGTGTTGGAATAGATAATATAGACCCACATGATTATGCAGAGTTAATGGAGTTGCAGAACATCAGGGACAAAAGCACTTTTGATACTTTGAGTGACGAGCAATCTAAGATTTATAAGCAGATAAATAAAGCTAGAGATGCTGGAAACATGAGCAAGGTAAAAATGCTCAAACAAGATGTTGACCACCTAGACAATAGGATTGAACATCTTGATAACATGAAGATTGTGTCTCCCTACCACGAAGGCTTGACCATACCGAATGGTGAAAACTATCGTGAGATGCTGTTGACTTTACCTAACGGTGGGTTTGGGGGCGTATCAGCACACTTTGGTGGTGAGCCTAACATCATTGCAAGTATGCGTTTAAAGGACCGTTTAGGTCCCAATGGTGAGAAGGTATTGCACCTTGAAGAATTGCAGTCTGATTGGCATCAACAAGGGCGTGAGCATGGGTATAAAGAAGGTGATAATTCTGCAACTATTTCAGAAATAAAAAAACAAATAGAAAATGGATCAAAAGAATTTCAAGATTTAACATTAAAAATTTTTAATGCTAAAAGTGATGAAGAAAAAGCATTATTATTGGCTCAACAAAAAGAAATTGGAAATAATCAACAAAAATTAAAACAAGCATTTGATAAAGAAGAAGTTAAAAATACTAAAGGAGTACCTGACGCCCCATTTAAAAAGAACTGGGAGGAGCTTGCACTGAAGCACCTTGTGAACCATGCAGTGGAAAATGGGTATGACAAGATTGCTGTAACGCCCGGCGCTGTACAAGCTGACCGCTTTAGCCTAGCAAAATATATCAATGATGTTCAATATGATCCAAAAATTAAACATTTAACTGCCCAAGGTAAAAATGGCGAGGCAATAAATAAAATAGTAGAGCCAAACGAATTGTCCGATTATGTTGGAAAAGAAGTTGCAAATAATCTTTTGCAAACAGAATTAAACCAAGGCAGACACAAGCTATCTGGCCTCGATTTGCAAACTGGTGGTGAAGGCATGAAAGCCGCTTATGACCAGCGCATCCCTAACATTCTCAATAAGCTTGGCAAACCGTTTGGTGCACAGACCGAAATGAATGCCATGCCTGTTGAAACAGGAAAACAAGTTATGGTACCTGACAATGCAGGGTTGGGGATGATTAGTTCTGGTCAGCCAGAAACTGCAAATCTTCATACTTTTGACATAACACCTGAAATGAAACAGCAGGTACAAACTGAAGGCTTCCCCATGTACAAAAAAGGTGGGAAGGTTAAGTTTAATGAGGGTGGCTACAACGAGCTACCAGACACAGATCTAAGAATTGATCCTAGAATGTTTGTCCAAAAGATGGGTGATAACTCTATGGCAGATATGTCTTTGAATGTGCCTATGCGTGATGTTGACCTTGGTGCAGGCATAAGCTCCATGGCTCCTCCATCGCAGAACATCCAATCTGGTAACGTCAGCCAATACCACACACCATATCTCCAAGCAGGAACTAACGTTGGTGGCGTTAGACTGTCAGGCAGAATGATGGAACCAGCTCCCAACGTGACCAATACAAATCTGATGGCTAACGTGCCTGTTGGTTCTGGACAGTTAGGCTTGGGCGTTATGAACACTAAGACACCCTACATGAACGAGCTTTCCAATGCTAACCTTAACTACAATATGCCAGTAGGCAGAGGTAGGCTGAATGCAAATGTAAACAGAAATTTGCAGAACAAACAAAACCAAGTCAATGTCAATTACACGCTCCCATTCAAAAAGGGTGGCAAAGTCTATATTAGTGATAACCCTGATACGCAATGGGCTGAACTAGAGTTTAAAAGGAAATAATCATGGCAACACAAATGCCTATTGAGCAAGACTACAACCGTTATATCGATGGAATGTCAGAGCCTGATGAGGATGGCAACATCGAGGTTGATTTGCCTGATGACGATTCAGATGTGATTGAACAGCCAGATGGTTCAGCCATTGTGGTGATGAATGACTTTGAAGGTCCTATGGAGGATGCAGACTTCTACCAGAACTTGGCTGAGGAGTTTGACCCATATGACTTGAATGCTGTGGCGATGCGTTACTTGGACTTGATCAAGAATGATAAGACGAGCAGGGAAGAGAGAGACAAGAAGTATGAAGAGGGGCTGAAGAGGACTGGGCTGGGGAATGATGCCCCCGGGGGTGCAAACTTCATGGGTGCCAGCAAAGTTGTCCACCCTGTCATGGCAGAAGCCTGCGTAGACTTTGCCTCAAGAGCCATCAAAGAGATGTTCCCACCTGATGGCCCAACCCGTACCAAGATTCTCGGTGATGTCACCAAAGACAAGGTAGCCATTGCTGAACGCAAGCGTGACTACATGAACTGGCAGTTGACTGAGCAAATCGAAGAGTTCAGGGACGAGCAAGAGCAGTTGTTGACTCAGTTGCCCTTGGGTGGTTCCCAGTACCTCAAAATGTGGTATGACGATCACAAGAAGCGTCCCTGCACTGAGTTTGTGCCTATTGACAAGATCTACTTGCCCTTTGAGGCTGGAAACTTCTACACAGCACAGCGTGTGACTGAGGTCAATACCATCAGCTCATGGGAGTTTCAAAACAGGGTTAGATCTGGTTTATACAGGGATATCAACCTGATCAGAGCCTCTGCTGAACCAGAACAGAGCTTCGCTGAGAAGGCAAATGCAAAGATTGAGGGTAAGCGTTACGAGGACAACGATGATGGAGTGAGAAACGTCTATCACATCTACACTTGGCTTGAGCTTGAGGAAGACAAGCGTACCAAGGGAGAGTCAGCACCTTACATCCTGATGGTGGATGAGCTGGACCAAAAGGTGGTTGGTCTCTATAGAAACTGGGAGGAAGGTGATGAAACGCTTACGAAGTTGGATTGGCTCATTGAGTTTAAGTTCATACCTTGGAGGGGAGCGTATGCGATTGGTCTCCCTCATCTCATTGGTGGACTTAGTGCCGCACTCACAGGCTCGCTTCGTGCGCTACTAGACTCAGCCCACATCAACAACGCCTCCACGATGCTGAAGCTAAAGGGTGCGAGGATGTCTGGGCAGACACAGCAGGTGGAGGTGACGCAGATTGCTGAGATTGAGGGGGCACCCGGTGTGGATGATGTTCGCAAGATCGCCATGCCCATGCCATTTAATCCACCTTCTGCTGTGCTGATGGAGTTGTTGGGCTGGCTCACGGATGCCGCCAAAGGGGTCATTACCACCTCTGAGGAGAAAATCGCTGACGTTAACGCCAATATGCCAGTTGGCACCACACAAGCTCTAATCGAGCAAGGTGCTGTTGTCTTCTCAGCCATCCACGCAAGGCTTCACGACAGCCAAGCAAGGGTTCTAAAGGTCCTTGGCAGGCTCAATCGTTGGTACTTGGATGAACAACGCAAGGGTGAGTTGGTTGCTGACCTTGATGTCCACCAAGATGACTTCAAGCGCAATACAGATGTGATCCCTGTTTCTGACCCACACATTTTCTCTGAGACCCAAAGGATGGCTCAGACCCAAGCTGTGATGGCAATTATGGGTAACAACCCTGATTTGTTTGACAGAAAGGCTGTCATTGAGCGTTTCTTGAAGCAGATGAAGGTTCCTCAGATCAACGAGTTGTTGGTTCAAGAGCCTGACGATGACATGATTGGCTCTGCAAAAGAGAATTTCAATATGTTGAAGGGCCAGCCAGCCAAAGCATATGAAGAGCAGGACCATTTGGCACACATCCAGAGCCATTTAGACTTCTATCGCAACCCAATGTTGGGCTCTAACCCTTTGTTTATGCCAAAAGTGTTGGGACCAATGATTGATCACCTCCAACAGCACGTTGGAATGTGGTACGAGGAAAGCATGGATGACATTGTGGACCAGAGTGTTAGCTACAGTGACATGGATTATGACGATCCTAAGAACACAAAGAAGGTAGATCAGGCTTATGCCATGGCTTCTCAGCAGGTTTTCTTGGAGTCACAGCAGATTTTTGCCAAAGTTATGCCTTTGATTGCACAAATGCAACAGCAGTTGGATCAATTGAAACAGCAAGCACAGCCTCAAGACCCTGATGCACAGATTTTGTTGCAAACATCGATGGCTGAGACCCAACGACGGGCCGCCCGTGACAAGGCAGACACTGCCATCGCACAACAACGCCTCCAAATGGATCAACAGCTCGAATCTGCCAAGCTTGCACAGAAGCAACAGGAAGATCAGAGCAAGAACCAGATGGACATTTTGCTTAATAGGACTGACAACCAGACTAAACAGACAATTGAATCTGCAAAAATAGCCCACGATAAGGCTGTTTTGCAACACGAGCAGGCAAAAACTGCATTAGACCTAGCGTTTAAACCACAAACCTACTAAGGAGGACCAAATGTCCAGTGATAACGAGCAAAAGTCTGTGGAAGTACCACAGCACAAGCGTATTGCCCAAGGAGAAAAACTTGACGGTACATCTTATCAACCCAAAGGTGGATCACAAACCCCATCTAAACCCCAAGGAGCGTTAGCACAAGCAAAAAACAAATAAATGGTCTCAATTTCACAGGTTATCAGCGTTATTAAGAAAAGACAGGCAGACATTGCGTACTCTTTAGGAGCAGGCAATGCATCGACTTGGGAGTCTTATCAACGCATGGTAGGTGTCTATACAGGCCATCAAGAGGTCTTAGACATCATTAACAAACTTTTAGAAGACGAAGAGGAAAAAGACAATGACAGATAGCACAAATGGCTCAGATCTAGCTTGGGCATTCCCTGAGGTAGATCCACAAGCCAAACCACTTGGCGCAAGGATTCTAGTGCAATTGAAACGCACAAAGAAGACAACAGCGAGTGGTATTTTTATGGTTGCTGAAACCAAAGAAACAGAGAAATGGCAGAACATGGTAGCCAAAGTTCTCATGATTGGACCCCTAGCGTTCAAGAATAGAGACACTATGCAACCGTGGCCTGAAGGTTCTTGGTGTCAAGTTGGGGACTATGTGCGAGTTCCCAAATGGGGTGGCGATAGGTGGGAAGTACCTGTGCCAAATGAAGACCCTAACGAAGAGCAAGCTCTTTTCATGATTCTTAACGATCACGAAGTTATCGCTACGGTAACTGGAGATCCCTTAACAATGAAAGCTTACATATGACAACGGATAAAAAAGTCGAAGAACCGATTGACATCAACGTCAATGAGGAACTGGATGGATCTGCAACAGTAGACCTACCTGAAGATTTAGTACCTGAGGGTGACAATCGTGAACCTGAAGTTAAAGTTGGCTCAGAAGATGACTTTCATCCTGATGACTCAACTGACACAAGGTCACAAAAGAACAGACGCAAACAAAAGCGTGACTTAGCCAAAGCTGTTTCTGCTGAAAAAGAGCTGAAATATGAAATGATCAAGCGTGAAAACGAATTGTTAGCTGAACGCTTGGCTACTCTTGAAAGAAAAGCACAGAATAACGAGATTGCTCGACTGGAAAAGGCTTTTGAGGACGAAACCGTTCGCCTTAACTACTATGAGACCAAAATGGAGGAAGCTATCTCTGCAGGGGATGGCGAGACTTTCAAGAAGGCTCAAGCTTTGTGGCACGCCTCAAAAGAAAAGGTCGAGCAAATCAAAGGCACCTACCAAGCCTCAAGTGCACCTCCACAGGTAGCACCACCACCTCCAGATCCTAGGCTACAGAAGCACGCCAACGACTGGATGGCTAGAAACGATTGGTACGATCCCAAGCTTTCAAACACAGAAAGTCGCATTGCAAAAGCAATCGATGAAGAGCTGGTTACAGAGGGTTGGGACCCCAAGCAACGGGATTATTGGGACGAACTTGATAGACGCTTGTCAAAGCATATAGATAGTAGTTACAATGATCACACAGACGTAAGACCGTCTTCTAAAGGACCAAGGAGTGTTGTAACAAGCTCAGGGCGTGAGAGCGTTAATGGCAGTAGCAACCGTAGCACCTTTACGTTAAGGCCAGAACAGGTCAGAGCGATGAAGGATGCAGGTATGTGGGATGATCCCATAAAGCGTGCCAAGATGATTAAGACTTATGCCCAATATGCCCGTAACAACCAATACTAAGGAACAAAGAAAATGGAATCACGTTTAAAAAAATCTCTGAATGCAGGTGGTCGTGACAGTCGTGCTAGCCAAGATATCACTAGACAACCTCCTGAGGAGAAGTTCATGAATTCGCAGGAACGTCCCACTAGGAAGATGTGGAGCGAGGAGTGGACACAGAGTGCTTTACCCAAAGTGCCTGAGATACCCGGGTGGCATCTCTGTTGGCTGTCAACAACCAATAGTTACGACACAATTGATAAGCGTATGCGCTTAGGCTATGTACCTGTTCCACGAGATGAGGTACCTACGTTCTACGAGCAACACAAAGTCAAGAGTGCTGAAATTACTGGATTTGTAACGTGCAACGAAATGGTTCTTTATAAGATCCCTATGGATGTTTATCAAGACGTTATGTTGCATATGCATCATGAGTTACCTAACGAGGAAGCTGAGAAAATCAAAGTCCAAGTTGAGCAACTACAAGGTGCACAAGACAGTTCTGGCAGAAACCTAACGGATATTGAAGGTGATGGTTTAAGGCAATTAAGTCGAAAGAATGTTCCTGATCCTGTATTTCACGGGTAAGGTTTATTTAACAAGGAGATTACTATGTCAGCAACTAGTGCTCCATTTGGCTTGAGACCTGCGTTCCACCCTTCTGGTTTGGATCGTGCACAGGCTCTTGCTGGTGGAATTGCATCAGGATACGCAACAGCTATCCTAAAGGGACAACCTGTCAAGTACAGCACAGCCGCTGTTTTATCTGGTAGCCAAGGAACTATTGTTCCCGTTTCAGCTACCTCTGATTCATGGTCTGGTGCTTTTGATGGTGTTGAGTGGACAGACACAACTGGTAGACGCAGAGTGTCTAACAATTGGCCTGCCAGTACCACTGGTACACAAATCGTGGCTTACTTCTACAACGACAACAACATTGTTTATGAAATCCAAGCTGACGGTTCTATGGCTCAAACCACTATTGGTAATGAGTACAACTTCACTAACTTGACTGCTGGTTCTACTACCACAGGTTTGTCACAGTGCACATTGGGTGCATCGACAGCCCAAGGTAACACAGGCCAAGGTCAGATGCGTGTTGTTGATTTGGCCCCCTATGCAGACAATGCATGGGGTGATTCTTACACGGTAGTGCGTGTAGTTAACTCACAGTCACAGTTCTTCGGTTCTGTAACTGCTATTGCATAAGGAGGCATAAACCATGGCCGCACCAATGCGAAGTACGGACTTTAGATCCATCGTTGAACCTATTCTTAATGAATGTTTTGATGGAGTTTATGACCTCCGTGAAGATGAATGGTCTCGTGTTTTCCGTGAACAAGAGGGCATTCCCCGTAACTACCACGAAGAGCCAGTCCTTTATGGATTTGGAGCCGCGCCCCAGTTGCCTGACGGTACTCCTGTCAGCTACCAACAAGGTGGTGTACTCTTCCTCCAGCGCTATATCTACAACGTCTATGGCCTTGCCTTTGCGTTGACTAAAGTGTTGGTTGAAGACGGTGACCATATCCGTATTGGTCAAGTGTATGCTCGTCACCTCGCTCAATCACTCATTGAGACTAAAGAAACCCTCTGTGCAAACATTTTGAACAGAGCTTTCAATAGTTCTTATTTGGGTGGTGATGGCGTGTCGTTGATCAACACTGCTCACCCAATCGTGAATGGTACATTCAGCAACCAGTTGGCAACAGCGGCTAACTTGTCTCAGACATCTCTCGAACAGATGTTGATTCAAATCCGTCAAGCTGTGGACAACAATGGTAAGAAGATTCGTTTGGTGCCTCGCCAATTGGTGGTGGCCCCCGGCAACATCTTCCAAGCTGAAGTATTGTTGAAATCAGTATTGCGTACTGGTACAGCAAACAATGACTTGAACCCTGTTAAGTCAATTGGTTTGTTGGACGAGGGTGCCGCAGTCCTGTCACGTTTGACATCAGCTACTGCATGGTGGGTTCAAACTGACGCTCCTGAGGGTATGAAACTCATGATGCGTAGACGTTTGGAGAAAACCATGGAAGGTGACTTCGAGACTGACTCTATGCGCTACAAAGCGACTGAGCGATACATTCCTAACTGGACTGATCCTCGTGCTCTGTACGGAACGCCCGGGGTCTAAAACGCCTGCATGGGGAGGGGCTAAAACCTCTCCCCTTTTTTAAATCTGATCAAGCTTTTCAAGGAGAAGATCAAAATGCCTCAATTTTCAGACGATTTATTTTTAGGCCCAGCCCAGACGTACATGGGTCTGGATCTCAGCCAGACAGAAGGTATTTATACTGGTTCTGTTACTGGCACAACAATGACCATTACTGCTCTTCAGAGTGGTGAGCCATTGACTTTGGGACAATATGTAAGTGGAACAGGTATCACTACTGGTTCTTACATTACTGCTTTTGTGTCAGGTTCTGGTGGTGCTGGTACTTACACGCTCAGTGCATCCTCAAGTGCAACTGGTTCAATCACAATTACCTCTTCAGGTGATGCATATTTGGGTGACCCTTCTCCCATGGATTTGGGTGTTGGTCCTCTTGGTCGTGTATATATTTGGGATTGCGTGCCCCAGACGTTGCAGGCCGCCAACATTGCCACATCCCAAACGCCAACAGCATCTGGTGCTTTAACATTGACTGCTGGCACTTCAGCCAAGTCAATTGTTCGTCCAGATGGTACATCAGTAATTCAGTTGAACACACCTCGTGCTTTGCAAGTTGTGACTGGTACTGCAACTAGTACAACTTTGGCTGGAGTTGCAATCACTGGTACTGGTGGACAAATATCTTTTACCTCTAATGCAAACGTATACACAGGTCAATATTTGACTATTAGTGGTGCTTTGGGTGGTACTGGATCAATCACTGGTTATACCAATCCTACAACTTACATTTTGTCTGCTGTAACTACGACAACTGCTACGTTGACTACGACTGCAGGTGGTGCAGTGGTGACTACAGCAGGTACGCCAACTGGTTTGACATACACGCTGGGCGCCGCCCCTCGTGCTGTGCTTATCAGTGGTTTTGACTACTATGGTCAAGCCATGTCAGAGTCTATTACAAGTAGCTCTTCTGTCAGCACTGCTGTAAATGGTAAAAAAGCCTTTTATCAAATCACTTCAGCAACAATCGCAGGTGCTACAGGCACAACAATCACCATAGGTACAACAGATATATTGGGTTTGCCAGTACGTTGTTTTGATGCTGGGTATATTGTCAAGGTTGGTTGGAACAATACACTGTTGCAAAACGCAGGTACATTTGTTCCAGCAGATATGACAAATCCTGCAACCTCAACAACAGGGGATGTTCGTGGAACATTCGTACCTACATCATCATCAGATGGCGTAAAGCGTTTAGTGATGACTATTGCCCTGCCCGGCATCGCTGTTGGTCCCAATGCTACCCGTACAGGTGCATTAGGTGTTACACAAGCCTAAGGAGAAATAAACCATGGCTAAATCAATGAAAAGTGCAGGTGGCTTCAGCCAAATGCCTAAAATGATGACGGATGAGCCTTCAGTTATTCTGAAGTTTAAAAAAGGTGGTCATGTCTCCATGAAGCACAAGAAGGAAGAACATGGTCACAAGACCATGGAACACCATCTTGATGGTGGCATGGCAGGTATGTCAGTAGCTCCTGTTGCTCGTGGCTTGCCTCCTGCTTTGGCTGGTAGAGCACCTATGAAGCCTTCAATGGCTATGCGTAGAAAAGCTATGGCTGGCATGGCTACACCTATGATGAAGAAGGGTGGAAAAGCCAAGCACCACGCTGAGGGTGGAGACATTGCTCAAGATAAGGCCATGATCAAAAAGGCTTTTAAGGAGCATGATGCTCAAGAGCACAAAGGTGGTAAAGGCACACACTTGACACTCAAGCATGGTGGTAAAGCTCACCACAAGTTTGCTAAAGGTGGAAAAGTTGGCGATGGTATGGCTAAAGCTTTAGACAAGTTTGAAACCAAAACTACCATCGAAAACGATGAGAAGCCTTATGTTCAAACCGAAATGCATGAAGCCAAGCGTGACAAAGTACATGGTACTGGTGCTGTCAAAGAAGGCAATGCAGGTGGTTACAAGCATGGTGGCAAGGTTCACCACGCTCATGGTGGAAAAGTACATCACAAATCAGGTCACCCTGAGGGTTCGATGGAACACCATAAAGCCATGATGAAACACCATGCCAAAATGCACAAAGAAGGTGGTTCTGCTCATCACAAAAAGATGATGGAGCACCACAAAGCCATGTGCAAGGGTGGTAAGTACGCTATTGGTGGAACCGTATCAGACAATGTTGCAGATCGTTATGAAAACACCATGATGGAAGATGGTGAGCATCACGATTCAGCACATGGTACTGGTGGCGTTGCAATGGCTAATGCTGGTGGCTTCAAACACGGTGGTAAGGCTCATCACAAGCATGGTGGTAAACATCACTATGCCAAAGGTGGCACCATCGAGGGCAATGAAATGCACTATGCTGTTGACAACGTAGAAGGCACACCAAAAGGCAAAACACACACCAAGACTGGTGAAGTGAAAGAAGCCAATGCTGGTGGATACAAGCGTGGAGGTCATGCCGTAAAAAAGCACTTCGCCACGGGGGGCACTGTTAACAAACAGGGTTCTGCCGTGGTAATGCCCCAAGCTCACAAGCCTGCTTCCAGACCAGTTCACATCAATGAGCTGTCTGGCACTTTTAAGAAAGGTGGCAGAGTAAAAAAGTTTGCTGACGGGACAGATGAAAACGATCTGTCTCGTGGTGGCTATGACTCTGTAGCAAAGCAGGACACTGCTGATAACTTAGCTATGAGAAACATGATTCTAGATCCCTTGAGAAAGGGCTATAGCATGGTCAAATCAGCTATTGGTATGGGCAGTCCTACACCACCTGCTGGAAGCGTAACAAAGACTGTTAAACAGATTTCTGTTACACCTACACAGAAAAAACGTGGTGGCAGTATCAAGCGTTAAATAAGGTGGGGGCTTAGGCTCCCACTCTTTAAGGAAACATCATGAGTAATGGAATTACTGCGTCAATCACTAGAGCAGGTGCGTATGAGCCATTTGATCTTCAAGTAGCTCGTGGTCAAATTGCAGGCCACAGCACAGTCAGTATTTTTGGGTATCAGCCTTCGATTGGTACCACATCAATTGCAGTTTGGGAAAATGCTTCAGCATATGCTTTCCCAGCATCAGCATCAACCATGACAGTGGCAAGTAATTCTTCTACTGATAATGGAGCTACAGTGCTTGTAGTTGGATTAGATGCAAACTGGAACCAAATTTCAGAAACAGTAACTATTGCAACAGGTGGCACAACCACAGTGAATAGTTATTTGAGGATCAACAATTTGTTTTTGGCAACCCCAGCATCTGGTCAAACAACAAATGTTGGTCAAATTACAATCAAAGTAAGCACAACAACTTACGGTCAAATCAATGTAGGTATTGGTAAATCTCAAAATGCTTGGTACAGCGTACCTGCAAATTATGAATTTTATTTAGATCAAGTTGAGATAAATACAAGCAATAGTTATACAAGTAGTGTTATCGTAACTTACAACGTGCAAGCCACAAATAATGTGACTGGTGTAACTTTGAGTGTGTTGCAACAACCTTTTGTTTCAATTTTCACAATTACAAGACCAAATCCTTTTAAATACACCCAAAAAACTGATCTTCAATTCCAATTGAAGGCAAGTACAGGAACTATTGGTGCAGGTTTGGTTGTTAATGGAAAATTGATTCAAGCTAACAACAGCGTCACTGGCGTAGGTACATAATGCCTAGCAAGTCACCAGCTCAACATCGACTGATGGAGGCCGCAGCCCACACAAAGGGTGGGTTTGGTGGCGTTCCTCAAAAGGTTGGCAAAGAGTTTGTCAAAGCTGACGAGGGGAAGAAAATGGCAAAAGGTGGTTTG